ACGGTCGGCCAGTGCAGCTCTTTCACTGCCACCAGACTGGTGCGGGGACTGCGCACCAGCACCCACAGCGCAGCGCGCTCGAGCAGGTTGAGGCCGGGCAGGTGCATCATCCCTCCAGTTTGCCGAGCAGGCGGCGGAGATACCACTGCGCCTTGGCCAGCGACACCGCCTCCCCCTTGTGGCGCTCGCGCCAGGTGTACTTGATGATGTTGCCCTTGCAGTATCCGCGGAACTCCTCGGGCGTCAGCGCAGCCTCGATCGCATCGATGCACTCAATGCCACCTTGCCGGTAGTGATCCGGGTTGATCTGATCAGTCATCAAGCCATCCCCATGCGATGCGTTTGCAGATGCGCCATGCGTGTTTCTCGTCTACATCAAATTCAGCCGCCAGCTGGCGGTAGCTCCACCCCTCGCGCTGAAGCTTGCGCAGCTTGCGCACCAGCTCCGGCGTCAGGATCGCAGCGATGTTCTCCTCGCCAGCCTTAAATGGCCGGCCGCGCGGGATCACCTCCACTTATCCCCGAGCAGCTGCTGGCGGCAGATCTCGATGGCCTGCTGCGCCTGTTTCTGCGTCATCACCGATTCGGTGGCATCCATGGCACGCACCACACGGGCAAGCAGCTCGGGGTAGCTGGTGTCGCGGAAGTTGGCGGCGATGTCGCCGCAGAAGTCCCGCCACAGGCCGGTGTAGGTGCCGCAGGTGCGGCCGCTGCGTTCATAGAGCGCGTCCATCATGTCGGCGCGCTGCTGATCGAGCTGGATGGTTGTCATGGTTCAAGGTATTGGCGGATGTGGAGCAGCTCAGCGCAAAGCTGCTGGCGATTGCGGAGCCCAACGGTGCCGCAGAGCTGATCGATGCGGATGTCGATCAGTTGGCGGACGCGCTGGCGCTCCTCAGTCTGACCAGCGGTGAAGGCGCTGGTGTCGCTGAGCAGCTGCTCGATGCGGTGGCGGATGTCGCTCATGGATGGTCGATCGTGACGGTGGCGATGCCATCCAGCGGCACACCAAGGCGATGGGCAGCACCGGCGCTCAGGTCCAGACTGGAGCAGTCACAGCGGTCAGTGACGCGCACCGTGAGCACACGGCCGCGGTGACTGACACGCACCGGTGTGCCGCAGGGCAACCATGGATGCGCGGCGCTGATGCCCCAGTGCTCGTAGGTGCCGCCGCAGGCGGTCTGCCGGCCGTGGTACCAGCCGTCATAGACCGTGGCAGTCACCGAGCGCGCGTGGGCTGGCATGGCAGCCAGCAGCAGCGCTGCAGTCAGCAGGTGGCGCATCATCACGCCACCTCCACTGTGGCGCCCGGCCAGCGGTTCTGTGCATACCGGACTGCGTGGCTTTTGCTCTCAGCACGTGTGATCCATGTCATCGGACGTGCGCCTTGCGGATAGACGATCAGCCGAAACTGACGTGTGCGTGCCTTGGCTGCTGGCCGGCTGATGCCTTCGCCATAACAGCCGCCATCGTGTTCATCATTGCGCCATTGAAAGAGGGCGCCTTTTACATCAGCCATAGGTGATCGACTCGGTGACGGTATCGGTGTTGATCCATTCGAGATCAGGCCATTGATGGCCGTATTCCTCGAACACTTTTGCTTTGGCATCCGTGATGCTGACTGCCATCACGCAGTCGATCACGTTCGCGCTAGGAATTTGGAAGTAATAGCGGCGTTCAGTCATGAGATCAGCGGATCAATGGATGCGCTCGCTTGATCGACCAAAGACAAATACGTATCTTTGTCTAGGGAGCCCTTGGCGGCGTCAACAAAAGCACGCTCCCAGCGGCTGTTTTTTTCGTCAAGAGCTCGTTTTTTAGATTCCCTAACCTCTTGATGCGTTGCATGGATAAGAGAGACGACTAAAGAGCGCAGCGCGACGATCCGGTCCATTTCTTTGTAGTGCCTAGACGATTCGGCATGGGCTTGAGCTGACAGGTCTGATGATGCTTTTTCCAGTTCAGCCTTGATGGTCAAGAGAGTTTCTCTCTCTAGCCCCCACAAATCACTGGGTGCTGAAAGTCTGCAATCCAGTGATTTGCAATACCAGTACGATGGTCGCTTGGCTGGAATTGTGTATTCGGGCTGATGTGTCCTGATCGTGGCCATGTTTGTGCTCATGGCCGCACCATTTGCTGCGTACCGGAGTGGGTGGGCTGGTGGTGGGCACCGGACTCGATGCCGATCATGGCGAACACGCTTGCGGCGATCAGGCAGCAGATGGCGTTGTTGATGTGGTTGATCATGATGCAAGCGCCGCACGGACGCGGTAACGGGTGATGTTGAGGCGGTCGGCGATCTGTCGCTGGCTCAGACCGGTGCGATGCAGAACGCGGACGCGGCGATCGTCGCTGGCGGTTAGCCAGTCGATCACTGCAATCACAAGCAGCAGCGGCAGGAACAGCTTCCAGATCACCAAAAGAGTGGCGGTGAGCATGGCTGGAGTGGATAGGTGTGCCCCTGCAATCGCAGCTCGCTGAGGCAGTAGTGGCTGGCTGTTCTCTTGTCCACAGCGGAGGATCCGGGGCGCACTATCCGGCTTATGGCCTAAATCCTTGTGCCCCCGAAGGGGCGGTGCCCTTAGAACCACTCCTCAAGCACGGCCTGGGCGTTGCCCAGATCGTGCTCGATCGAGTCAGCCAACGCGATGGCCTGTTGGGTCACCGCGAGCAGCTGCTCGGTGGAGCGGCTCCACGCCTCGAAGGCCGCGTCCACCTCAGCGATTAACGCTGCGGTTTCGGCCTCGCGGGCGAGGGCGTTGCGGGTGATGTCGTCCATGGAATCTCCGATTGGTGGTTGAGCCCCCGGCGGGACTCATGGGTGCCGGGTGAAGGCCACCACCGGAGCGGGACGACGCCCGCAAGTATTCGGTTTTCAAGGATCAATGGTGTGCCGGGCCAACCGGCGGTGCGGGCTTATTCAGGCCCTGTTGCGCTCGGGTTTTACGGCCTCGTGTGCGCTGTTCGGCCGGCGGTTGAGTTTTGCGAGTGGACCGCTCCCCCTCGTGATCACATATTACACCGTCGGCGGTGCGCACGTCAGTATCGCTGCAACATTCCTTCACACTGCGTCAGTGCCCACGGCGAGCGCCACCGGCACCCGCAGCACCGGCACGCTTTTGCCGGTGCCTGGCGTGCGCTCCCAGCCGACTACCGCCACGCTTACCGGTAGTTCTGCGGTGTACCAGACAAACTGACATTCAGTGCACTTCCGCTGGCGGATCACGCGATCACTGCCGCGGCTGTTTGTCATGCTCGCTCGGATCTCGCTGCATCCACAACGGGGACAGTTCACAGCTTCGCTAACGTGATGATGTACCCCACCACTATGGCACCGTGAATTTTGGTCAGTGGATGGCAGTCGAGCTCAGCGCAGAGCAGCAGTTTGAGATCGAAAAGCAAGCCCGCACCCTGCTCACCAGCAAGGATGCGGGCCCAATGGCAGCAGCGCTACTGAAGCAAGCCTGCTACCAGCAGCAGCTGCTGCAGCAGGCCGTTAACGAGATCGCTCGCCTTGAATGCGAGCTGATGGGTCGTTAGAAGAACGGCTCTTCCATTACCTCCGCCACCACGCCATCAGTGGCAGCGGCCAAGCTCTGAGCAGCAGCAGCAACCTGCGGCGGCTCCCATCCCATTGGTGGTTGCGCCACAGCGCTCACATAGGCAAGCCCCTTGCTGCTGGTCTTCTTCCAGCCGCTGATCGGTACCTGGACGCTGCCGTATTGATCTGGCGTCTGGCTAAGCACGAATGCGCAGAACGCATCGAGCTCCTCCACCTTCACGCTCATCATTCCGCTGAAATCCACCTTGCTCTCAGGCTTGGTGGACTTGAAGATCGCCAGGTTCAGCTTGAAGCTCATTGCTCTCCGGGGTTGATGGTGTTGGCCTGTTCGTATTGCTCCACCTCGGCCAAGGGGTAGAGCACGAAACCGGGCGTGCGGAAGTATGCAGGCCCCTTACCGGTCTTGCGCCAGCGCAGCAGCGTGTCACGACTGACACCCCACCGCTCGCATAACTGCGTGGCGGTTAAGTAGTCAGAAGATCTCATCGTCATCCATTGCAGCAGCTGCTGTTTCAGGCTGCAGCTTGGCATTCAAATCGGCCACGCTTGTGGTTGCAGGTGCTGCGCTCACCGTTACCGGCTGCACGTCCAACACCTCCTCCTGGCTCTGCATACCGAGCAGCATGTCACTCGCATACAGACGGCCCCAGAAGGCCGCGGCGCGGTAGCGAATCATCAGCTCCGGCATGGTCTGCCACTTGCTGCCGCTCTTGGTGGCCCATCCTTCCTTCTTCGCCATCGCCATGGTGACCGTTGGGCCTTTCAGTTCTTGGCTGCTGGTCAGATCGGTGGCAACCGCATAGCAGGCCAGGCCATCGCCTTCACCGCTCATCTCAAACCGCAACGGGCTGAAGCGGCCGCAGCCGTTCACCATCGCAATGATGAAGCTGCTGCTCCACGATGGGCGGCCGTGGATGACGTGCAAGTGCTGCATGGCCAGAAACGGGCTGATGCCCATGCGGCCTGCAATCTCGAGCGCGACGAGGCAGTTGGCAAAGCCCTGCTGCCCTTGGAACTGAGGCGGAATCAGCGTGCTGCTGGCGAGCGCCTTGGCGATCCGCTGCGCATCCTCGAATGCTTGGATGCCCGAGAAGACTGATCCTCCAGGCTGAGTGGTGGTGAGTGCTGTGGATTCAGTCATTAGTACGTTTCGATCTCGGTGATCTGTTGCTGCGCGCCACTGGCGCCCGTCATCCAACCCGGCAGGCTGATGGTCTCGATCTGATCGCTGTAGCTCGGCCAGCTGTCAGCAGCACGGCAAACGGCCAGCTTGCCTAGATCCTTCATGGCCTGTTCATAGCCGCGATCAGTCATCACTTCATCAGCGGCATAAACAGCCACGGCGTAGGGCGCGGTCGATTCCACACAGATAAAGATGAACTGATCCGGGCGCTTGCCGGTGGCCTGCTCAACCCCGTTCAAATACCAAGCTGCCTGCACGTGGTAGCGGTAATCAGCGATGCTGCGCATGAAGCCCCGCGGGCTGGCATCTCTGGTGGTCTTGAGATCCACCATGATGCTGCCGTCATCGGTCAGCCAATCCGGCCGGCACTTGCACTCCACCCCATAGGTGGCGTCCGTCCACATATGGGTGGTCTCAGCTTTGCCCGGCAGGCCCAGCAGCATTGCTGCACCGGGATGGCGCATGATGCTGCGCCCCATGGCCATCACCACCTCGGCATCGTCGGCGCTGATCACGGTCTTGCCAGCAGCAGCAGCCTCGAACGCTGCATAAGACTCCTTGCCGGCCTTGGTGCGGCGATCCATCGCAGGCGCTACGGCGATTTCTTCATCCCACCTACTCAGCTCAAGCACGTGCGTGTGCAACGCAGTGCCAAGACGCATGGCAGCAGATGGCTCCGGCGTGATGCGGTTCGGATCCAGGTAGCGCGACCAGTAGTGCAGCGGTGATCGCGCGATGAGATCCAAGTGAGACTTTGAGACGGCCGGATGCGCGTGATACGCGGTGTTGTCCATAGTTGCGGGCAGTTGCGGGCAAATACTAGCAGTTGCGGCAGGCTGCGCTACTGTTCCGAGCGCTGGGACACCCAGCTCGATCCTCCGCCTATGACCTACTCAGACTTTCTGGCTTCAAAGTCCACAGCCTGCCCACCAGCAGGATTTGATCCGGCATCCTTCACCGCGCCGCTGTTCCCCTTTCAGCGGGACATCGTGACCATGGCCTGCCGTGTTGGCAGGTTCTGCATCTGGGCCGATTGCGGCATGGGCAAAACCGCCATGCAGCTCGAATGGGCATCACAGGTCTGCCGGCGCACCAAAGGCAACGTGCTGGTGCTGGCGCCGCTTGCCGTTGCACATCAAACCGTGCGCGAGGGCAGCAAGTTCGGCATCCCATGCTCATTTGCTGCAACGCAAGCCGAGGTCAAGCCCGGCATCACGATCACCAACTACGAGAAGCTGAGCCACTTCGATCCATCCGCCTTCGATGGCGTGGTGCTTGATGAGAGCAGCATCCTCAAGGCATATACGGGCAAGATCCGCAATCAGATCATCGAGTCGTTCGCGCAGACCCCATTCCGTCTGGCCTGCTCAGCCACACCAGCACCGAACGACCACATGGAGCTGGGCAACCATGCCGAGTTCATCGGCGTGATGACCCGCACTGAGATGCTGGCCATGTTTTTTGTGCATGACGGCGGCGACACAGCTAAGTGGCGGCTCAAGGGTCACGCGCGAGACAAATTCTGGGAGTGGGTCTGCAGCTGGGCGGTCACGATCCGAAAGCCATCAGACCTTGGCTACGACGATGGCAGCTTCATCCTGCCGGCACTTCAGATCAGTGACTGCACAGTTGAGACGCCACGTGATGCCGCAACTGATGACGCTGGCCAGATGGCGCTGTTCGCCATGGAGGCCCGCACATTGAGCGATCAGCGGCAGGTGCGCAAGGCATCGCTCGATCTGCGCGTTGCAGCAGCAGCCACCCTGGCCAACAACAGCACCGAGCAGTGGTTGATCTGGTGTGACCTGAACGATGAATCCAAGGCGCTCACTGCTGCCATACATGGCGCAGTCGAGGTCAGTGGTTCCGATTCAGATAATCACAAGCAGCAAGCCGCCATTGACTTTCAAGATGGCAACATCCGCGTGCTGGTCAGCAAGCCGAGCATCTTTGGCTTTGGCCTGAACTTCCAGGGCTGCCACAACGTCGCATTCGTTGGTCTGTCTCACAGCTACGAGGCGTTCTATCAAGCCATTCGCCGTTGCTGGCGCTTCGGCCAACAGCAACCCGTCAATGCTCACATCATCTACGACGTGGCAGAAGGTCGCGTGATCGACAACATCCGCCGCAAAGAAGCGGACAGCATCGCCATGGCCGAATCAATGGTCACCATCATGAAGCAATCCACAATGGAACAACTCAAGAAGATCCAGCGCCAAGTCGCTCCACACATCACTGAGCACAAGACTGGCGACAACTGGGATCTGTACATGGGCGACTGCGTGGAGAGCATCCGCCAGCTGGACTCTGATTCGATCCACTACAGCATTTTCAGCCCGCCGTTCGCGTCGCTCTACACCTACTCCAACAGCGACCGCGATATGGGCAACAGCCGCACCGAGCAGGAGTTCTTCGATCACTTCGCATTCCTTGCCAGTGAGCTGCACCGCGTGATGATGCCCGGCAGGCTGATCAGCTTCCACTGCATGAATCTGCCCAGCAGCAAAGAACGCGATGGCTTCATCGGCGTGAAAGACTTCCGCGGTGACATGCTGCGCATCTTCCAGGCTGCTGGATTCGTGTTCCATAGCGAGGTGTGCATCTGGAAGGATCCCGTCACCGCAATGCAGCGCACCAAAGCAATCGGTTTGCTGCACAAGCAAGTGCGTAAGGACTCTGCGCTCAGCCGCCAGGGCATCCCTGACTACCTGGTGACCGTGCGCAAGCTGGGCGACAACCCAGAGCCGGTAGCTGGCCCGTTCACTGAGTTTGCCGGTGAAAACCCGCCAGCCAAAAGCGGCGATCCGATCAAGGACTCGATCAACATCTGGCAGCGCTACGCCAGCCCCGTATGGATGGACATCAATCCATCAGACACGCTGCAATACCGCAGCGCACGCGCCAATGAGGATGAACGCCACATCTGCCCGCTGCAACTCGAGGTGATCCGCCGCGGCCTGCAGCTATGGAGCAACCCTGGCGATCTAGTGCTCAGCCCGTTTGCCGGCATTGGATCCGAGGGTTACGTCAGCCTTGAGATGGATCGCCGCTTCGTTGGCTTTGAACTGAAGCCCAGCTACTTCAACTGCGCTGTCAAGAACCTGACCAATGCACAAGCAGCAAAGCAGGCGGAGTTGCTGCCATGCAGCTGAGGTCTTACCAAGACCGCGCCATTGATGATCTGCGCTCGGCTTATCAGTCGGGCGCCCATGCACCGCTGCTGGTCCTACCAACCGGCGGCGGCAAAACCTGCATCATTGCCGCGATCTCAGCCAATGCCGCAGCACGTGGCCGCCACGTCCTGATCCTGGTGCATCGCCGTGAACTGATCCACCAGACCAGCAGCAAGCTCGCTTGGGTCGGCCTCGAGCACGGCATCATCGCCGCAGGCATCTCGCCATCCGATCACGCGGTGCACATCGCATCAGTCCAAACACTCGCGCGCCGGCTCAGCCGGTTGGACTGGCAGCCGACGCTGATCATCATTGATGAGGCCCACCACGCCATTGCAGGCCAATGGGCGCGCATCCTCGACCACTGGCCAGACGCCTACCGCCTTGGTGTCACCGCCACGCCATGCCGTCTCGATGGTTGCGGACTGCGCGGGACCTTCGACACCATGGTGCTCGGCCCCAGCGTTGCCGATCTGATCTTCACTGGCTACCTCTCGCCCGCACGGATCTACGCACCACCAGTGGTCGCTGATCTGCAGGGCATTCGCAGCCGTGGTGGTGACTACGCCAACGATCAGGCCGCGGCCGCTATGGATCGGCCAACCGTTACCGGCGATGCCATCGCCCACTACCAGCGCCTAGCCGCAGGCCAGCAGGCCATTGCCTTCTGCTGCAATGTCGCGCACGCCGTCTCAGTGTGCGACGCATTTAAGACGGCAGGTATTAGCGCGGAACTGCTGCTAGGCAATACTCCATACCGCGAGCAGGTGGTGGCCGCCTTCGCCGCGCATCGCATCCGCGTGCTGGTCACCGTCGACGTGGTCAGCGAAGGCTTTGATGTCCCAGCCGCTAGCTGCGCCATCCTGCTCAGGCCCACGCAATCGCTCGGCCTCTACCTGCAGCAGGTGGGCCGTGTGCTGCGCCCTGCGCCCGGCAAAGAACACGCCGTGATCCTCGATCACGTCGGCAACGTCAACCGGCACGGCTTCCCGGATGATCCGCGCGACTGGTCACTTGATGACCGTATGCGCCGCAGCAAAGGCACACCAGCGCCATCTGTACGTACATGCCCCGAATGCTTCGCAGCATTCAAGCCCGCGCCGATCTGTCCGGTGTGTGGGGCAGGCTGTGCGCCGATCAGATCGCGGGTCATACGCGAGATGGCTGGCGAGCTGCGTGAGCTCAAGCGCGAGGAAGTGCGCCAACGCACTGATGAGCGCCGACAAGCACGCACCCTGCAACAGCTCATTGCTGTCGGGCAAGCCAGAGGCATGAAGAATCCTGTTGGATGGGCGAAGCACGTCTACTTCGCTCGTGGCCAACGCTGAGACCACCCTGCAGCAGCAAATCCGCCTAGCCGTTGGCATGCGATCTGATCTGAGGCTGTTCCGCAACCAGGTCGGATCTTTGCCCGATCCACGCACTGGCCGGCTCGTCACATTCGGCCTCGCCAAGGGTTCTGCTGATCTGATCGGCTGGCGCACCGTCACGGTCACGCCCGAGATGGTCGGGCAGCGCATCGCTGTGTTCACCAGCATCGAAATCAAGTTGCCCAATGGTCGCGTCAGGCCCGAGCAACACGCATGGCAGCGCACCGTATCGGCCGCAGGTGGCATTGCAGGCATCGCACGCTCAGTGCAAGACGCAAACGAATTACTGAGATAACTGCCAACCTGCCAACCTTTCTGCCAAACTCTGCCGGCCTCTCCGTAGCCATGTGGCAGCCGATCTCCTCCAACAGCTCGCCAATATCCCCGACCACTGGGCCCTGGTAGCAGTCGGCAACGACAAGCGCCCATATCAGCCCGAATGGCAAAAGCACCCCATCTCCCGCCAGCAGCTCACCGCTGAGATCACTGCAGGTCGTGCCGTAGCCATTGGCGTGATCGCTGGCCCGCAGTCCGGTGGCCTCCTCTTCGTTGATCACGATGGTCTCGGCGCATCAGAGGTGCTCGAGCAGATCGGCGCACCACTCCGTGACCTACCCAAGTCATGGGCCGTCACCTCAGGCCGTGATGGCCGCGTTCAGATCATCTACCAAGTCCCAGAACCCTTCTGGGCCACCATCAAGACCACCAAGCTGCGCAGCAGCATCAAGGGTGAGCAGCTCGAGCTCCGCTGGTCCGGCTGTCAGTCCGTCGTCGCAGGCGCTCACCCCATCACCGGCGCCTACCGCTGGCTCAAAGGTCGCGCACCAGGTGATCTGCATCTTGCTGAAGCGCCCTCACTCTTGCTGCAGCAGATGCAGCGCCACAAGCCTGAACCCGCGCCGCTGCTGCGCCTACCAGACACCGACGCACAACGCGCACGCGATTACCTCGCATCCATCCCAGCAGCCGATGCCGACGACTACGACGCATGGCTGCGTGTTGGCATGGCGCTTCACAGCGTTGGCGACGACTCGCTTCTATCCGATTGGATCAGCTGGTCCACCGCATCCGGCAAATTCGAGCCCGGTGTCTGCGAAGCCAAATGGCGCACCTTCTCATCAGCAGCAGGTGGCGTCAGCATCGGCACCCTCGCGCACCTAGCAGGTCATGAGAAAAGCCGCCCGTCTCCAGCCGGGCAGCCGCCATCTCCGCCGCAACAACGCAGCGCGCCAAACCCTACCGCAGCTCACGGCAAGCTCCTCAAGCTCGAATCCAATGAACTCCTCGAGCTCCTGCGCCAGCAGCTAGGCGATCGCCTTCGCTGGAACCTGTTCACCAAGGTGATCGAGCTCGATGAAAAACCCCTCGAGCACATCGAGCACTTCTACCTACAGCTCTCACAGCAAGGCGTCAAGGTCACCAAAGACCTAGCCGCTGATGCCGTCCACGTCGTCGCACTCGAGAACCCATACGACCCCGTTCGCAACTACCTCGAGCACGTCGCTGATCACGTGCAGCCCGTTCCCATCGATCACATCGCTACCGCCTACCTCCGCCCAGCAGATCAGCCCGGCACCCTCTACGACGCCATGCTCAAGGCCACCCTCGTGGCCGCCGTACGTCGCATCTTTGAACCCGGCTGCAAGCACGACTCCGCCTGCGTCCTAATGGGACCGCAAGGCTGCGGTAAATCCACCTTCTGGCGCAATCTCGGCGGCCTCTGGTTCAGCGATGCCCTGCGTGATATTGGATCCAAAGACGATCTGATGGTGCTCCACCGCTCATGGCTTATGGAATGGGCCGAGCTCGATCACATCACCAACCGCAAGCACGCAGGCCAGGTCAAAGCCTTCCTGACCCAACAGACGGACATGTTTCGCGCGCCATACCAGCGCACCACTGAGGCATACCCACGCCGCTCGATCATCGTCGGATCCACCAACCGCGACACCGGTTTCCTCGTCGATGACACCGGCAACCGCCGCTTCTGGGTCATACCCATCACAGCAGCGCCACACATCCCCGTAGATGGCCTACTGCTCGAACGCGATGCCATTTGGTCCGCTGCCGTCGCCGCATACCGCGCACGCGAACCCAACCACCTCTCACGCGAACACAGCGCACAGGTCGATACCGAGAACGAGTCCTACCTCGTCGATTCCCCATGGAAGGCCGCCATCCAGGAGTGGCTCAACTCACCCCGCAATGAAGGCCGACCTATCACCAGCGAGCTGCTGCTCACCGAAGCGATCAGCAAACCAGTCGAGCGCCAAGGCCGCGCAGACCAGATGCAGGTGGCATCGATCATGCGCGAGCTCGGCCTCATCAAACAGCGCCAGTGGATCGATGGCCGCAACAAGTGGGTTTTTGTCCAACCTCGCGGATGAGGTTGGCAGGCCGAGATCCCTTGCCCTGCAAGCCTTCTCCTATCCTTACTAACCTTCTAACCTTAGTAATAAACTATATAAAAGGGAGGAGTAGGGGAAAAAGAGCCTATAGGGGCAACGTTGGTGAGGTTGGGAGGTTGGTAGGTGCTTGGCCCTCGCCAAACCGCCTAAGACGCGCTACGCTTGCGATGCGCACAAAGCGCGATCAGCACAGCCTCCGCCAATCGGCGGTATCGACATGCCTGCACGTCGTCTTTTCAACGGTGACGCCAAGACCCCTCTGGAGCCCCTATGCCTTTCCGCTGACGACCTCCTTGCTCGCCTGCAGAACAAAACCGGCCTTCAGGACCTCATCCTTGAAAACAACCGCGATCACCTGATCAGCGGCAAGACCTACAACACCGCTGGCTACGTCCTCCAGCTGGTGGAGTACCTCGGTCGTAAGTGCACCGTTGGTGAAGTGGTCGCCGCAAGCGATGGTGATCTGACCGAGCGCTCGGTCAACACCAGCATCAGCAAGATCAATGGCATCCTCTACGCCTTGGTGGGCCTTCGCCTCACCCTTGACAAAGACAGCAATCAGATCCGTCTCGTCAACGAATCCGACGCGCTAATGGCTACGGAGAAGTTTGCAGCCAAGTTCAGCAAGGTGCGCGATGAGTTCGTTCGCACCATGGATGCCTACCGCGCCACCGGCGGTGATGTCGCTGGCCTGCTGGCTTCCAGTGATGCTGGCCGGAAGCTGGCTGATCTCAGTCGTGTGCTGGCTCCTGTTAAGGAAGAAGCCGCGGCCTGATCACTTGAGAAAACGTCGTGCGCCAAATCATTGCTTTTGGCGCACGACATCAACACAGCGACCCCACTATGGCAAATCTCCTGACCGTTGGCCCACCGCTGGGCCTGCAAACCACTAGCGCCGACATGAGCCCCGAGCAGCGGTGCTCGATCGGCGTGGCCAACATCGAGTTGCTCTGCGACCTTGACTGGCGTGCCCGCCTTTTGCTTGGTGCTGAGCTGAGCCGCATGAAGTGGAGCGGCGACTTCACCCGCGATTCCGTCTGGACTGCTGATGACAGGGCTCGCGGTTGGTCTGATTGGCTTAAGCGGCGTGATTTTCGATTGGAAGGTGGCGACAAGGCGATTCACCACGAAACCGCCAACACAATCATCATGTGGTCGGTGCTCTACGCAGGCTTTGTTGCCGAAAATGAAAGCCGTGCTGAGCGTGGCCTGCTGCCGCTGCCGCTGCCGACCAGCGTGAGCCAGCTGCGCCCGTATCAGTCAATGATGCGCCGTGTCAATGATTGGACGCCACCGTTGCTTAATCAACCTGGCGCGCCAGTGGCTCCGTTTGAAATGGAAGCGCCGTTTGCCGAAGCTCAACCTGAAGTGATCGCCGCTTGGCAAGAATCTTGGGAATCCATTCCACCCGACAAGCGTGAGCGCAAAGGCGAGCCTCGCCCTCCAACCAAGGAGGAATCGGCCGACTACCTGCGCCGCAAGCAGGGCCTGCAGCAGCTCAAGGAGCGCGAAGAACGCGAGATCCAGGAAGCCAAGCGCGATGCCCTGACGGTTGGACAGAAGCCTGCCGATCCAGAACGCCAAGCCAAAGCCGCTGCACCACCGAAGGCAACCAAGAACCCGGCGCCACCCAAAAAGTCGGCTGAGGAGCTGGAGACAGAACGTCGCCAGTTCCAGATCCAGCAGGACGTGCGCGACTACCGCCTCAAGCTGAACAACCTCCAGCAGTCAGCTGAATCACTGGAAGCCTTCATCAAAAACACCTTGGCGCGCGAAGCCTCAGAGTCCTACCTGCGGGAACTACGCCAGCAGGAGATGGGCATCTATTCCGTCACCGACGACATCAAAAAGCTTCGCGATGCAGTACTGGTCTGCCAATCCATCTACAAGCTGATCACCGAGCCCTACAACCCGCCTGCACCGATCAGCCGCCAAGAAGTTGATCCATCTACCGCAACCATCGAGGTCTGATCTTATGGGGCGCATCATGCGCCCTACCCTTGGCGCATGGCCATCAACATCACCATCGATCAACAGGGCATCGGTCTCCTGCAACGTCGATCGGCCGTGGTCGCCAAACAGTTACCCTTCGCCACCAGCCAGGCGCTCAACAGCGCAGCCTTTGACGCACGCACCGCGCTCAATGGCGCCACACGCGGTTACTTCAATGCACCTACCAAGTTCACGCAGACCGCTTTTCTGGTGCAGCGTTCCAAGAAGTCAGACCTGACCGCTTACGTCTACGCCAACAACGACAGCGGCCGCTCACGCTCCCGTTACCTCCGCTACCCCATCCAAGGTGGCGTGCGCGCACAGAAGGGTTTCGAGCGCTTCTTCCTTGGTGCACCCAATGACGGCACCATCCCCCCCGGCTCTGTCTTCGTGCCAACAGGCAACGTCAAGCTCACCGCCCAGGGCAACGTCAGCATCCCAACCCTCAAGGCCATCACCAAGGGCCTATCAGGCAATGCAAGGGGGGGCTTCTTCATAGGCACCCCCCGTGGTGGCAACCGCCCCCCCGGTATCTACCGCCGATCCCGGTCTCAACTCTTCGCCTACTTCCTCGCCAATCCACGGCCTGCCTACGACCGTCGCTTTCCCATCCAAGACATCGGCAGCAAGGTGATCGAACGCAAGTTCAATGCCTACTTGCTCAGCAGTCTTGAGAAAGCACTCGCAACAGCACGTTGATCACGATCGCCAGCGCGCTCACCGCTACCTGCAAGCTGCTGCAAACTCGATCGAATCCCCCACCCACCCCGCCATGCCGTCGGCCGCAAGCGTTGCGGGTCCTTCCGCCGCCAACTCGTGTGGGTCGTTCGCTCG